AAGAGAGTTAGGCTTTTGGCAATTACCCAAACCGCCTAAGACACACAACAAACAATGGCACAAGATTGTCAGGCTAACTAAGAAGATACCGTTTGGTTATGAACTAGATCCTGACAATGACAGATTACTTGTACCCATAGAACATGAGTTAGATGCATTAGAGCTTGCAAAACGACACCTCAAGCAGTATAGTTATAGAGCAGTAGCACAATGGTTGAGTAAAGAAGCAGACCGCTACATATCACACATGGGTCTAAAGAAGAGAATAGAAGTTGAGCAAAGACGTAGAAAAGCATCTATCACTAAACGTAAGCTTGCCAGGTGGCTCGAAGAAACGCTTGCGGAAATCGAAAAACTCGAAACACAAGGAGTCGGTGCATACTCAGAAGCCAGCGGAGATAGAAGCCCCCCAGAACGAACCTATCCCAGCGCAGGTAGTAGCAACTGACTATGACGTTGAAGAAGCACAAGAAGTCGTATTCAAACCGAATGAAGGTCCACAGACCTCCTTCTTGAGTTCTTCTGAAAGAGAAGTTCTGTATGGAGGGGCAGCAGGTGGTGGTAAATCATATGCTATGTTAGCAGATCCATTACACGGCCTGAACGATCCTAACTTCTCTGGACTCCTTGTGCGACACACAACTGAGGAACTAAGGGAACTAATACAAAAGTCACAGGAGTTATATCCACGTGCAGTACCAGGAATCAAATGGTCAGAGCGTAAGTCACAGTGGACTTCTCCTAAAGGTGGAAGACTGTGGATGTCGTATCTGGATAAAGATACCGATGTCACACGATACCAAGGACAGGCTTTTAACTGGATTGGATTTGACGAACTTACTCAATGGCCTACACCTTACGCTTGGGATTATATGAGGTCACGTCTTCGTAGCGCACACAGTAGAGACTTAGGACTTTACATGAGAGCTACAACAAACCCAGGTGGTGCTGGACATAGTTGGGTCAAGAAGATGTTTATAGATCCTTCACCCTCAGATAAAGCTTTTTGGGCGACAGACATTGAATCAAGTAAAACAATCGTATATCCTAAAGGACACAGCAAGGAAGGTCAGCCTCTATTCAAGCGTAGGTTTATTCCTGCATCTCTCTTCGATAACCCATACCTTGCCGAAGAGGGTGACTATGAGGCCATGCTCCTATCATTACCAGAGCATCAGAGGAAGCAACTCCTCGAAGGAAACTGGGACATCAACGAAGGAGCAGCCTTTACAGAGTTCGACAGATCAATCCACGTTATTGACAGCTTTGAAGTACCCGATAACTGGGCTAAGTTTAGAGCGTGTGATTATGGTTATGGTAGTTACACTGGGGTGCTTTGGTTTACTGTATCTCCTGATGAACAGCTTATAGTTTATCGTGAGATGTATGTCTCTAAAGTTACAGCTTCTGATCTAGCAGATATGATACTAGAGGCAGAAGCAAAAGATGGTGGAATGAGATACGGGGTGCTTGATAGTTCTTTGTGGCACAACCGTGGCGATACTGGGCCATCACTAGCTGAACAAATGAACATGAAGGGTTGTCGATGGCGTCCTTCTGATCGTTCACGAGGCTCACGTATCGCAGGTAAGAACGAAATACATCGAAGATTAAAAGTAGATGATTTCTTAGAAAAGCCTATGCTTGTGTTTATGGATAACTGTAGAAACACTATATCACAGATACCAAGCATACCTTTGGATAAAAAGAATCCAGAAGATGTAGATACAAAAGCAGAAGATCACTTGTACGATGCGTTAAGGTATGGTATAATGACAAGACCAAGAAGCAGCATATGGGATTATAACCCAGCTAAACAAAGATCAGGATTTCAAGCTAGTGATTCCACGTTCGGATACTAATATAGTAGAGACTTGCCCTAAGTGCGAGATAACTTATAATACAAATATGTGGAACACCACATGTCCTAACTGTGAAGAGCAAGCAGCTTTTGATAATGGACCTTGGAGAAGAAAGGATAACAGCTAATGGCTGAAGAAATGTTTGAGACAGATGATGTTGTAGCTGCAGAGGACAGTCTCGACAGTATCTTTGAGGAAAAGTCTAGTGTAGTTTCATTTATAAAAGACAGATACAAAAGAGCAGAAGACGCTAGGTACGCTGATGAAACTAGATGGCTAAGAGCCTATCGTAACTATCGTGGCTTGTATGGTTCTGATGTAAAGTTCACAGACTCAGAAAAGTCTCGTATATTTGTTAAGGTAACTAAGACAAAAACACTAGCAGCATACGGACAGATAGTAGATGTACTATTTGGTAACAACAACTTTCCACTAACGGTAAACCCTTCTATATTACCTGATGGTGTAGCAGAGTCCGTACACATAAATATAGATCCCAATGCAGAACAAGCAGGGGATGCATTAAAAGCTGTAACACGAGATGAAGCTCCAAGCCCATATCTTATTGATGGCGTTACAGAGCTAAGACCTGGTGAAACACTAAAAGATTTACAGGGCAGATTAGGTCCACTAGAAGAAAAATTAGAAGCTGTATCTGAAAAGATAGTAGAAGGTTCTGGTACTTCACCTACAACTGTTACATTTCATCCTGCAACTATTGCAGCTAAGAAGATGGAAAAGAAAATACATGATCAGTTACAAGAGAGTGGAGCTAACGTACATCTAAGAAGTATGGCATTTGAAATGGCACTGCTAGGAACTGGTGTTATGAAAGGTCCATTTGCTGTAGATAAAGAGTACCCTAACTGGAACGAAGATGGTGAGTATGACCCTCTAGTAAAAACAGTACCAGAGTGTAGTCACGTAAGTGTGTGGGATTTCTATCCTGACCCTGAAGCTCACTCTATGCAGGATGCAGAATACGTTGTTGAAAGACATAAGATGTCAAGGACACAACTAAGAGCGTTGAAGAACCGCCCATACTTTATGGAAGATGCAGTACAAAAAGCTGTAGATGCAGGACCAGACTATACTCAGAAGTACTGGGAAATGACTATGGAAGACGATGACACTCAGCCAAACTCTGAGCGTTGGGAAGTCTTAGAGTTCTGGGGCTACGTTGATGTAAAGATACTTGAAGATCACGGTGTTAATATACCTAAAGACTTAGAAGACTTAGATGAGGTTAACTGTAACATATGGGCATGTAATGGTGAAGTTCTACGCTTTGTACTAAATCCATTTAAGCCTACACGTATTCCTTACTACGCAACACCCTTCGAGCATAACCCATACTCCTTCTTTGGTGTAGGTATTGCTGAGAACATGGATGATACACAGACATTAATGAATGGCTTTATGAGAATGGCTATTGACAATGCTGCACTATCTGGTAACCTTATCATTGAAGTTGATGAAACTAACCTAGTACCAGGCCAAGATATGTCTGTGTACCCTGGTAAAGTGTTTCGGAGACAGGGAGGTGCGCCAGGTCAGGGCATCTTCGGTACAAAGTTTCCTAATGTAGCAAATGAAAATATGCAACTATTTGACAAAGCGAGGCAGTTAGCTGATGAAAGTACGGGATTTCCTTCGTTCGCACATGGACAAACTGGGGTATCAGGAGTGGGAAGGACTGCTTCTGGGATTAGTATGCTTATGTCTGCAGCTAACGGCTCTATACGAACTGTTGTAAAAAATGTTGATGACTATCTAATCAGACCACTAGGCAAAGCATTCTTTGCATTCAACATGCAGTTTGACTATGACGAAGACATTAAGGGTGACTTAGAAGTAAATGCATCAGGTACAGAAAGCTTGATGGCTAACGAAGTACGTAGCCAACGCTTGATGCAGTTCTTACAAGTTGCACAGAATCCAGTACTTGCACCTTTTGCTAAGATGGATTACATTATACGTGAGATTGCTAAGAGTATGGACTTAGACCCTGATAAGGTTACTAACTCTATGCAAGACGCAGCTATACAGGCAGAAATACTAAAAGCATTTCAAGCACCAGCAGCAGCCCCTGAAGGTGCTGAAGGTGTAAACACTCCTGACGTAGCTGACACATCTGGAGGTGGAGGTTCACAAATAGGTACAGGTACAGCACCTACGCCTGGAGAGCAAGGATTTACAGGTAATGCACCTCAAGCAGTTGGTTAATGACAAAGAGTGTTACGATCAGTTTAAAGAACACATAGACGATCTAATAAATATGAGACAACGTACAATGGAATCAGCTAATGATTCTGTAATAGTGTACAGACAGCAGGGTGCTATAGACGTACTCAGAAAGCTAAAGCTACTTAGGGAGACACTGAACGGTGGATAAAAATAGTGAAGGATTGCTAGACTTTTTAAGTAAGTTTAATCCCTTAACTGCAGACTATCGTAAAGAAGAACCTACTAGTGTAAAGACTATGAGAGGTGCTACTGCTTTAACACCACTTGACTCAGTTGTTGAAATAGGTAAAGAACTAAATAAAGAAGAACCCGACTATAAAAAGATTGGATTGCTTACAGCTATGGAGGCAGCAGGTCTAGTAGCACCAATGGCTAAACCTGCAATGACAGCAGTTAAATCATCAAAAGCTGCACAACCTTTTAAAAAGACACGTAAAGCTTATCGTATTGCAACACAGGCAGAAGATGGCAAGCTTTATCCTTTGTTTGTAAATGCTGATGATGAAATACCAGTAGGCCAGTGGATATCTGCATCTATACCACCTATTACTTTTAAGGGTAAAAATGGTAATATGTATGTGCCAAGTAAAGGTGCAAAAAGATCTAAGGGAGAAAAGGCAAAACCAACTGGAGATATGCAAGTATTACCAGATCAAGAAACTGCAGATAAACTAAGAGAAGCAGGGTTTGCTGTAGAAAAACCAAGTAAAGTTGCACCGTTTGGTAAAGTAAGAGCAGTAGCTTCTAGGCCAGGATATCATGCAACTACAAAACCTGTAGCTCATCATTTAGGTCCAGAAGATTTAATAATAAATGAAGCAGAAAAAAATAAATTAATAAAGGCAGGTATTACTCCTAAAGCTTTTAAAGAAAAGACTTTTAATTATCTTGACGGTAAACTAATAAGTAAAAAGAAAATAGCAGATCTATCTGAAGAAGAAAAGAAAAGAGTAACTAAACAAAAAAAGTTTTATGTAAAACGTAGAGCAGAAGATCAGGTTTTTCTTGAAGTGGATATGGCTGATGATACTAGTGAAGAACTTTTATCCTACATGAAAGCTAGAGGCAGAACTGATATTAATGATAAGTTACCTGAAGGTGGCAGTTACACATATCAGGATGGTCAAGCAGATGCCGAAACTTGGGTAGTCGGTGGTGACATGAAAGTAAATCGTGTATTAGACAGAGATGAAGCTCTGACAATACAAAAGAAAATGGGTGTTAAAGACTTGCCACTCAGGAGCGAAGTAGAAGATATATTAGAACGTAACTTTTCAAATGGTGGTTTAGTAGAAGAAGGAATAGATATGTATCAAGGACAGGATGACTCACTCTTAGTAGAGGGAATAGGTATGGCTAAAGGTGGTACTGTTGAAGAACAAATGGAGATGAGCTTTGGAGAAGAAGTACCAGACAATACTATAGGTATAGATCCTGTGTCAGGCAACGAAATACCAATGGGTTCCACAGCAGAGAATGTACGAGATGATATACCAGCTAACCTAAGTGAAGGTGAGATTGTTATACCTGCTGATGTAGTAAACTTTCATGGTGTAAAGCTATTTGAAGATCTTCGTGCTGAAGCTAAGATGGGCTACGCTCAGATGTCTGAGGATGGACGCATAGGTGGAGAACCTATGGATGAACCTATAGATGATAATGAATTAGGTTTAGAAATATCAGACTTAGAAATATTTGAGTCTGGGGAAGAGCCTGTAACTATGAACGAAGGTGGTATAGCTTCTGATGAACAACCTTTCTATTCAAAAAAAGGTGGCTTTGATATGTCTAGGGCAGATGTACCTGTAGGCTCTCCTATAGGTGATATGGGTACTGTACCCACAGGCATGGTTGAACTTAGAGAATATATGAATGATGCAGGACACAAGATAGTTATTACTTTTGTTGATGGTAAACCAACTACTGAAATACCTGTAGGTTATTACCCTGTATCTACTATTGTAACACCTTCATCTTCTGTATCTACTGATAGTGATAAGGATAGTAATTCTTCTATGCCAGTGGCAGAGAGTATAAATTATAAAGAGCTTTCTTTACAAGAACTAACCGATATGGTACAAGGACAACAGGACTCCAAGATAACAAATACATTATCAAGGCTTGCTATGGGTGCAAACCCTATTATGGGTATCTTTATGAAAGTAGCAATGGCAGATCAATCTAGAAAACTAAAAAACGAAATACAAAGAAGGTTAGATGATACTGCTACTACTGACATAGATAGAATGAAGTTAAATAATCTAGTAGAAATAGAAGGTAAGTCTACATTTTTGGAAAGATTATTTGGTAAAGAAACATCAAAGATGATAGCAAAACCAAAAGACAATGAAGCTTTTATTGCTGCTGCAATAACAGACCCAGAAAAGTTTTTACCTCCTACACCAGATGTGTATGAACCAGAAGTAACAACACCAGAGATAACTGGACTAGATCCTGAAATAACTGGACTCGATCCTGAAATATCAAAACAAGTAGATAGAATATCAAAAGATCTGCAGGACAGTTTTAGTAAGCCAGTGACCAAAACTGAAGAATTACGTAGAGAAACAACTAATAATTCTAATGACAAACGTGAAGAAGCAAGAGCTAGAGCAGATGATATAACTAGAATTTCAAATGAAACAGGGTCAAGTATAGCAGAGGTTGGTAGAGATATTGCACCTTCTGATGAAGAAGATAATATTGATGCTGGTGATCCAAGAAGAGGTATGATGTATAAAGGTGGCGTTGCCAAAAAAAGAAAAAAAGCTAAAAAGAAAAAGTAATATCCAAATAACTATAAGGCCACTCAGCTACGGCTGACCCCAACATAAGGAGAAAATAAATGGCTACAAGCGAACCAGCAAAACCAAACCCAATGGTAAAACCAGAAATCCCAAAAGTAATGATGGGTAAAGGTGGCTACCTAAGTAATGAAGAGCGTATTAAAAAAGATGAAGAAGAGCTTCTGGCTTTAAAGAAAGAAGCACTAGGTATAGAAGATGAAGAAAGTACTGAAGATAAATCCAGTAGCGAAGAGCCTGAAGCTGAACCAGTACAGGCAAAAAGTGATACCGAACAAGAAGAAGAACCCAAAGCAGAAGCACAAGAAAATGACTCTGAGTTAAGTGCTGAAGAAAAGAACTTCAAGAAACGTTATGGTGATCTTCGTAGACACTCACAGAAAAAAGAAGAAGAGTTCAACGCAAAGTTAGAAGCATTAGAAGTACAACTAAAAAAAGCATCAAAGAACGAACTTGTACTTCCTAAAACTGACGAAGAGCTAGAAGCTTGGAGTAAAGAGTATCCAGACGTAGCAGGTATAGTTGAGGCTATTGCTGACAAGAAGTCAAAGGCTACAGCTAAGGATCTTGAATCTCGTATGGCTGAGTTCGAAGAACTACGTATTACAGCTAAACGTGAAAAGGCTGAAGCAGAACTAGCTTCTATGCATCCTGACTTTGATCAAATACGTTCAGACGACTCTTTCCATAACTGGGCAGAAGAACAACCTAAGTGGGTACAAGATGCTTTGTATGAAAATTTAGATGATGCAAAGTCTGTAGCACGTGTGATTGATTTGTATAAAGTAGACAAGGGTATTACTAAAACTAAAAAGGTTAACTCAGATAAAGCAGCAGCATCCTCTATCAAAGCAAAAGGAACTACTGCCCCTGACCCAGACGATACATCTAAGTATGTAAAAGAGTCAGAAGTAGCTGCAATGTCAATAAAAGAATACGAAAAGCGTCAAGAAGAAATACTAGACGCTCAACGTAACGGAAGATTTATTTATGATATGTCAAGAAAATAGTTGACAAAATATATATTGTAGATAAAACTATAGCATATACACAGCAGTTAATGTGTGTATGCTTAACTAAAGCACTAGCCACACAAAAAGAACTACCTCCTAGTAAAGGCCCAACGCAGACAGGCAGCGCAGCCTAGAAGCAACGTTGACTACCCTAATACAAAGAGCCTCTTCATGGTGGATATGTAGCATTACTTTAACGCCATATCTATAAGGAGAATTAACTATGGCTATTACATCAGCAAGCGGAGGCTTTGACGGCAACTTCAGCCCGATTATGTACTCCAAACAGGCACAAATTGCTTTACGCAAAGCGTCTGTAATAAGTGCAATTACCAACAACTCATACTTTGGTGACATTGCAAGTCAGGGTGACGTTGTACGCATCCAAAAAGAACCAGACGTAACTGTAAACGCTTTACAGCGTCATACAGGTATTTCTGTAGAGAAGTTAGACGACACTGACTTCCAGCTAACCATTGACAAAGCTAACTACTTTGCTTTTAAAATGGATGACATTGAAGAGCAGTTCTCACACGTTGACTTCGTAAGCCTAGCTGCAGACAGAGCAGCATATAAAATGGCTGACGCTATTGACGTAGACGTTCTATCTTACATGTCAGGCTATGACACATCAGGAGCCTTGATCACTTCAGCTTCAGGTACTGCACAACACCCAACTGCAGGTGAAATCAACGGTGAATTTCTAAAGACTAACCAGTTGGATGCTACTGATATGGGTCAATTAGGATCTGCTGACGCAGCATCAACAGCATATGCTACTGGTGATTCTATTCCACTAGCAACACGTTTGCCTGGTGCAACTTCACTATCAGCAACTACTGTATCACCATTAACTGTTGTCGCACGTATGGCACGTCAGATGGATACAGCAAGCGTTGATGCACGTGGACGTTGGTTGGTAGTAGATCCAGTATTCATGGAAATGTTAAAGGACGAAGATTCACGTCTTCTGAATGCAGATTTCGGTGGAGCAGGTCTACAAAACGGTCTTGTGATGAACAACTTACATGGCTTCGCAGTACACGTATCTAACAACTTACCTGCTAAAGGTACAGGTGCAGGTACATCAGGAGCACTAGCACAAGACGCAAACTATGGTGTGATCTTAGCTGGTCAGCAAGAAGCTGTAGCTACTGCAGAGCAGATCAACAAAGTTGAGAACTACAGAGATCCTGACTCATTTGCAGACATTGTACGTGGTATGCACCTATACGGACGTAAAATTCTACGCCCACAAGGATTGGTGTCAGCTATCTACAACGCTGCTTAATAAAGTTAAACTTAGAGGCTGGCTTAGTGCTGGCCTCTTTGTGCATTTAAACATATAGAGGACATTTCCAAATGGCAATCACAACGGCAATGTGCAGCAGCTTCAAGCAAGAGCTTCTTGGGGGTGTTCACGACTTAGACACAGATACATTAAAGATAGCTCTAATTAAGGCTTCACCAACAGGTACATATGGTGCAGCTACTACAAACTACTCAGATGTAACAGGCAATAGTGATGAAGCTACTGGTACAAACTATAGTGCAGGTGGTCAAAACTTAGATAGTGCAAGTATTACTTTATCAGGAACTACAGCCTTCTTAGATTTTGCAGATGAAGTATTTTCTACTTTGACATTAGCTGCAGATGGTGCTATAATATATAACTCATCAAAGTCAAATAAAGCTATTGCAGTTTTTGATTTTGGTAGTACGGTTACAGCAACTAATGGTGATTTCACTGTAGTATTCCCGGCAGCAGATGCATCTAACGCAGTTATCCGAATAACATAATAAGGCTTCGTAAATGGCTTTTGTATTAAAAGATCGTGTAAAAGAAGAAACTACAACTACAGGCACAGGTGCTATCAGTTTAGGTGGCACTTCTGCTACGTTTGATCAGTTTCAATCTTACATGTCAAATGGTGATACTACTTACTACAGCCTGTCACATACTGGTACAGGAGTAGATGAATGGGAAGTAGGCATAGGTACTTGGAACACAGGCAATACGTTTAGTCGTACTACTATTTTATCTGGTTCTAATGGTACATCTGCTGTCGATTTATCAGCAGGTACTAAAGATATATTTATGACCTATCCTGCTGATAAAGCCATGTTTAAAGATGCAAGTGGTAACTTAACTGTTAGTGGAAATCTTACAGTAGACGGTAGCACTACTACTATTAATTCAACTAACAAAGTTCTTACAGATAAATTAATAGAATTAGCAAATGGACGTAGTGGGTCAGCAACAGGTGACGCAGGTATTGTTATAGAACGAGGTGACGATGCTAATGTATTTATTGGTTTTGATGAAAGTGAAAACAAGTTTAAGTTAGGTACAGGTACTTTTACTGGTACTTCTACTGGTGATCTTTCAATAACAACTGGTACTCTTATATCAAACCTTGAGGCAGACAGTGTTATAGTTGGTGGGTCAAATGGTGTAACACTGGGTCAAGGCTCAGTATCTATAAAGAATAATGGTACACAGTCCTACGTAGACTTTTATTGTGAAGCTAGTAATGCTCATTATGCAAGACTTCAGGCTCCTGCTCATGGTGATTTTGGTGGTAATATTACTCTAACATTACCTGCTACCACAGATACACTTGTAGCAAGAACAACTACAGATACACTTACTAATAAAACATTAACTTCACCAGTTATAAACACTGGTGTAAGTGGTACAGCTATATTAGACGAAGATAATATGGCTAGTGACTCAGCTACACAATTAGCTACACAACAGTCTATCAAAGCATATGTTGACTCAGAAATTTCTGGTATTAGCTCACTGCCTAATTCAGCATTAGCAAATTCTTCTGTTTCCTTTGGTGGTGTAAGTCTTGCATTAGGTGCTACTGATGCTACTCCTGCTTTTGATTTGCAGGATGCAACTGGTTATCCTACAAGTTCACTCACAGGTACAATTACTAATGCCCAACTTGCAGGGTCTATAGCAAATGCAAAACTAGCTAATAGCTCTATAACTGTATCAGATGGTTCAAACTCTACTGCAACTGCTTTAGGAGGTACTATTACTTTTGCTGCTACTAGCAACGAAACTACTGTAGCAGAAAGTTCAGGTACAGTAACTATAGGTTTACCTGATGATGTAACCGTTTCTAATGACCTTACCGTAGCAGGTAACCTAGTTGTTTCTGGTAGTACAACACAAACAGGTTCTGTTATAACAGACAATAACTTTACAGGTCTTACAAATGCTAATACAGGAAATGTTACAGACTTTGGATTTTATGGAAAGTATGTAGAGTCTAGTACAACTAAGTATGCTGGCTTATATTATGATGCATCTACAGATAATACATTTAGGTTATTTACAGATACACAAACTGTACCTTCTACAGCAATAGACACAACTGCAACAGGTTATACTAATGCTAATTTAATTATAGGCAATTTAACAACAGGTACTGTTTCCTCTTCAACATTAGGAAGTGGTGCTTCTCCAAGTTATACTTTTGCTAGCGATACCGACACTGGTATGTTTAGCCCAACAACTAATACATTAGCTTTTTCAACTGGTGGAACGCAACGACTTCGCATAACGGACGCTGGTAACGTAGGTATCGGAATAACAAATCCAACAGGTTCACTCCATATAAGCAATTCTGCTCCTTCATTTTATATGACTGACACCACAAACAATACTGAAGGTGTTTTGTCTATGGACAATGCAGGGAGTCTTATTTTAAATGCAGACTTAAACAATGAAGCGTCATCATCGAATATTAGGTTTGCAGTAGATGGCACGGAACATATGCGTATTGACGGCAGCGGTAATGTTGGGATTGCTACAACAGCAAATGTTTCTGAAAGCAGTTCAAGCAGTGAGGAAGGTTTTTGGTATCAAGCAAATGATTGGTTGGCTGTTTCAAGATCTGGAAATGTAGTAGCTTATTTTAACCGAATAACATCCGATGGCGACATTGTAAAATTCCGCAAAAACGGTACTGATGTTGGTAGAATTGGGGTTGAAGGAGGGGATAATTTTTATATAGCTGACAACGCTGGCAACTCAGGACTTAATTTTAAAGGCTTTGTAAACCCTGTAGGTAGTAACGGAGAAACGAGAGATAATGCTATTGACTTAGGCAACTCAAGTGGACGTTTCAAAGACCTCTACCTTTCTGCTGGTATATATGCAGGTTCAGGTACAGGTACTAATGGGCAAGTGCTAACGTCAGATGGTACAAACGCAACATGGCAAGACTCATCAGGTGGTGGTTCATCAGTATCAATGACAGAGGATACAACCAATAGGTCTTTGTACATTGGTAATAACACTCCAACAATTACTGGTGATTCTGGCTTCAGAGACAATACTGCTGTTGGTGTAGACGCATTGAAAACTGTGGATGCAGCTACTATTAGTCCATCCTATAACACTGCTATAGGTTCGCTTGCTGGGGAATCGCTTACGACAGGAGACTTCAACACTTTTGTAGGATGTGAGGCAGGGCAGAATATTACTACTGCTAGTTATGTTACAGCAATAGGAGGAAGGGCTGGTGAAGGTGATTCAGGTGGTAGCAATACCTATGTTGGGTGGAATGCTGGTAACTATAGTAATACTGGAAAAGACAACCAAGTAATGATAGGAGTGCAGACAGGTAATGACTGTTGGGCTGATCAAGCTGTAGCCGTAGGTAATGATGCCATGTCAGATGGGAATCATTATAGATCAGTTGCTGTAGGTCACGATGCACTAGGGCGTTATAGCACTAGTAATGCTATGTATAATACGGCTATTGGTTACGCAGCTTTAGATGGTACTTATTCTGGTGATTATCAAACTTGTGTTGGTTATACTGCTGATAGTAATTATGACAGGGGCATCGCAATCGGCCAATTCTCCATTTGTACTGGCAGTAGATCTACTGTTGTTGGTCATGCAGCAATGGCTTCTGGACAAAATGGAAGTGATTACTGTACTCTATTAGGCTATAACGCAGGTTATGATCTAGATGGCGGTGACTATAATACCTTTGTGGGATACCAGTCTGGCTATAATGGTGGTAGTGGTAGTTCAAATACTGCGTTTGGTAATTCGAGCTGTTATACTTTAACCAGTGGTGGGAATAACACTGCGATAGGTAACCTCGCAGGGTTTACCATATCAACAGGAAGCAATAACACTTATTTAGGATATAATGCAGGTCGATATAACTCAACAGGTTCAAATCAAATTTGCATAGGTTACCTTTCAGCACCCTCTAGTACCAATGTAAGCAACGAAATAACTCTTGGCGACTCAACAATAACTTCACTTAGATGTAATGTCACAACAATCACAAGTTTATCTGATGAGCGTGACAAAACAGCTATTGAGGATTTGTCCTATGGTCTAAACTTTATAAATGATATGAGGCCAGTGCAATTTACTTGGAACAGAAGAGATGGCACATTCGGCACTAAAAAAGATGTGGGTTTCATTGCTCAAGATTTATCAGATGTTGAGATTGAACATTCATCTGCAACAAGAACAAGATTAGTAAATTCGGAAAACCCCGAAAGACTAGAAGCTGATGCTATGAGGACTTATCCAATATTAGTAAAAGCAGTTCAAGAATTATCTGCAAAAGTAGATACTCTTGAGGCAAGAATAGCAACATTAGAAGGAAATTAAAATGGCTGTAAATGAGTTAGATAGAGATTATCTAAAGATGGTACACAATTGTGATTCCATAAATAACATAATGAATAACAGGAAAATGGTTGATGGTACTGATGAGGAAAAGAAAGCTCAAGTCGGTAACATTATTATGGTTCTGGAGATGGAGTTACTTGACGACAAGTATACTACTGCTGGCAAAGACCTAACCAACATCAACGCTACTATAGCATCTGGTAGAACTTACTGGCAGGGATAAAAAATGTTAGGCTTTAGTGCTTTTTCAGCAGCACCTTTTTCCTCTCCTGGTGGAACAAGTGTTGCAACTACTTTAGCCTCTCAAGTAGTTAATCAGGTAGTTAATACTTTAACACTAGAAGCAAAAGCTAATAAAACAATAACTTCTATTTCTTCTGTTTCTAGTATTAACTCTTTAGGGTTTGATGCTGAATCTAACATTACTCCAAGTTCAGTTACTTCAACCTTCAGTATTAATACATTAGACTTTGTTGTTGAAGCTAATATAACACCTAGTGCTGCCACAACTACAGCAGCACTTAATAATCATACATTCACTCTCACAGCTTCTAAAGAAGTTACATCAACTTTAGCCCCTCTTATCATAAACAGTGTTGACTTTGATGCTGAAGCTAATGTAACACCAAGTGCAACTACTGCAAGTTTTACTGAGGGTACGTTAGGTTTTGTTGGAATAGCTAACATAACACCTAGCGCAGCTATTGGTGTAACTATTGCAGGTACAGCAGGTTTTGATGCTAAAGGAAATCCTCCTGTTTTAGGTGGATTATCTTCTACTACAAGCATATCAGCACTTGACTTTGACGCAAAAGCAAATATAACTACAAGTAGTATTAATTTAGCAACTACTGTTGTTGATATAACTGCTTTTTTACAGGTAGGAGTAGCTATAGAATTAGCTACATTACTTGCCAATTTAAATGTAAACTTAGATACACCTGCTAATAATCTATTTGACTATGATGCAGTAGCAGGTGATTTTAGTAGAACAAGAACAGTATATATACTTCCTGAAGGTGGTTATGGTTTAAGTAAAACTGTACATGTACCACAACAAGACAACCCTACAATATCTTTGATTAACCCCTCTTTAAGTTTAGGTAAAATTACTCATATAAATCCTGAAAACTTTACATTAGTTGTAGATGAGCACAGAGGTTTACCTACTACAATACTAATAACACGATAAGGACAAGAAATGTCTTATAAATGGCCTGACAAAGATCCTGATGAAACTATAGACTATAGTGTAGATTGGTCAAGGTTTATACCTGATGATACTCTATCTGCTGCTTCTTGGTTTGTAAAAGACTCTGATGGTACTAAAGAACCAGTATCTAATGCTGAAGTGGTAGATGGCTTACAATTTGTTCAGTCTACTATCTCTGGTAAAGTTGCTACTGCACGTTTTGCATTGGGTACAAATAACAAACAATATAAAGTCACTTGTCAGATAACCACAGGGGATGGTCTTGTTTTTGAACGTTCCATTTTCCTAAAGATAAAAGAGAAGTAATATGGCATATAATTTTATAGGATTAGTTAATGACGTTAATAGTAGACTTAATGAAGTACAATTAACTACGGATAACTTTACTACTGTTACAGGATTTTTTGCTTTTGCTAAAGAGGCAGTTAACTCTTCTATCAGACACATTCAACAAGAAGAGTACGAATGGCCTTGGAATCATGTAGAAAATGAAGAAACCCTTACAGCGTCTGAGCCTAGATATAGTTATCCTAATGACGCAAAAACTATAAACATGAATAGTTTCAGAATCAAAAGAGATGATACTCTTAATATAGGTACTGTTAAGCTAAAGAACATGACATATGAAGAGTACCTAGAAAAGTATGCAGACGCTGAGTATAATACAAAAACTAAGTCTGTGCCAACACACATAGTAAGAACCCCAAACAGAGAAATAATATGTTACCCTATGCCTGATAAAGCATATGAGATGGTGTATGAATACTACAGAATAGGTTATGATCTTATAGGTGCTACAGATGTCCCATCCCTTCCAGAACAATATCGCTTTGTTATTGTTGACGGTGCAATGCATTACGCTTATCAGTTTCGTGGTGATACACAAAATTCTAATTCGGCACTTCAAAAGTTTCAACAAGGTATAAAACATCTCAGAAGTATAAATATTAATAGAACAGACTATATAAGAGATACGAGAGTACACTTTTAATGGCAACACAATGGTCCACATTTCCTGTTGAGTTCAAAGGTGGTTTGATCTCTAATATGTCACCCTTGCAACAAGGCATAAACGCTATAGGCTCTGCCACCATACTACAAAATATGGAAGCAGATAGACAGGGTGGTTACACTAAAATAAGAGGCTTTCAAAAATATAGTACGTCTGAGATTCCTGGCACTGGAAATGTTATAGGTTTACATGTAGTCTCTAGTGGACGTGCTGTAGTTGCACGTAAGATAGACTCTGCTGCTGTTACAGAATTGCAAACTGCTACCGCTAATGTTAATGGTGCTACATCTTCAACTACTGCAGTTGTGTTAGACGGTAATAGCGGTACTATAGAAGTAGGCATGTACGTCACAGGCACAGGCATAAGTGGTACTGTGACAGTTTCTACAGTAACAGACCCAAATAATATTGTATTATCCTCTGCTCAAACTTTAGCTGATGACACTGTTCTAACTTTTGGTCATCTCTCTTCTACTGAATTAAATAAGACAGCTTACTACTATAGTACAGGAACCAACTGGATACATCTTACTACATCATCTCAAACAGGTGGTGGTAAAGCCCACAAAGCTATGTACAACTTCGATGGGAATAACAAGGTAGTATTTGTTGATGGCTTACACTATCCTATGTTATATAATACTTCTGGTAATACCGCATCTTATTTAACATCTTCTAGTTCTAATATAAATACAGATGTAGAAGGTGCTGAGTTAGTAACCCTGTTTAAAAATACAGCATTCTATGCTAAGGGTCATCAAATATATTTTACAGCGCCCTTTACTGTAGATAACTTTGCAGCAGCAGATGGTGCAGGTAGTATATCTGTAGGTAGTAATGTTACAGGTATGATAGTCTTCCGTGAACAACTTATTATATTTACATCAGACTCTGTTAAAAGACTAGTAGGTAACACTACATCAGACTTTCAGCTACAACCTATAACAGAAAAGTTGGGTTGTATAAGTGCAGATAGTATTCAAGAGTTTGGTGGGGATATTATGTATCTTGCACCAGATGGATTAAGACTATTAAGTGCTACAGATAGAATAGGTGACTTTGGTTTAGACGTTGCTTCTGATAAAATATATAAAGACTCAGATGACTTTTTAGGCTCGACAACACAATTTTCTTCTGTTATACTACGTGAAAAAGGTCAATATAGAATATTCGCTTATATACCAACACAAGATAAGAATGTCTCTGTAGGTTTAGTAGCTACTAAATTTGTAGCTCAGGGTGTTGATAATATTCAATGGTCAACAACTAAGGGAATAAAATCTTATATAGCAGACAGTATATATACAGATACACTAGAAGCTGTAATGTTTGCTAATAATGATGGTTACCTATATGAGATGGAACAGACTAATGGGTTTAGTGGAGAGACTATACCTACTATTTTAGAAACTCCTTACATGCCTGTAACTGATCCTGAAGTACGTAAAACAGCATACAAGCTTACACTATATACAGACCCTGGAGGTAGAATAGATCTAAAATTTAGGTTATTATTTGATTTTGACTCAGGTGGTGATTCAAGGATTGTACAACCAGAAGAGATAGACATAGATTCAGCTACAGGTGGTAGTGGTGTATTTATGTTTGGTGCACCTAATGCTGTTTTTGGAGGATCGGGTGTTATCTTTGGTAGTAAAATAAAGAAAGTATATAACGAAAACCTCATAGGGTCTTTTCATACAGTGGCTATGAGAATAACAAGTGACGATATTAATCCACCTTATACATTAGACTCAGCAGTATTACAATATAGACAAAACGATAGGCAATAATCATGGCAGGATACACACGTCAAGCAACAGCTAATATAGCTACAGGTGCAGTTATTGATGCTGCAGACTTTAACGCAGAATACAATGCTATCGAAGGAGCATTTAACGCATCTACGGGTCATACCCACGATGGTAGTACAGGTAACGGACCACCTATTGAAAACTTAGGACCGTCTGCTGATCTTGTTGTGACTTCTAGTGTTGTACGTCCAAAGGTAGACAACACCTATGATTTAGGTACATCTGCTATTGAGTGGAAAGATGGCTTCTTTGATGGAACACTAAAAACAGATGTACTTACTGTAGATGAGACTTCTACTTTTACTGGTATTGTAACAACAACAACAGATGTAAATGTTGGTGGGGCATTAGATGTTACAGGTAGTTTAACTGTTGATGGTAGCCTTACTTTAGGAAATACTACTGCTGATAATCTAGTTATTAATGCTAGAGTAGACAGTAGTTTAATTCCTGATAACGACAATGCTTTTGATTTAGGTGCAGTTGGCTTGGAATGGAGAAATCTATATATTGATAGCACAGCTAACATTGATAGCCTTGTAGCTAATACTGCTGATATAAACGGTGGTAGTATTGATGGTACTACTATTGGTGCTAATAGTTCTGCAGCTATAAGTGCTACTACTATTAGTGCATCAGGAGACATTACAGGAGATTTAGTTGGTAATGCATCTACTGCATCAACACTAGCAACGGCACGTACCATATCTTTAACTGGAGATGTTACAGGTTCAACATCATTCAATGGATCAGCCAACGTTTCTATAGCTGCTACTCTTGCAGGGGATCAAAGACTAGCTGCTACTACTGATGTATATGTTGGTAACGTACATGAACATATTCACTTCAATGACGGTAGCCAGCATATAGAATTTATGACTGCTGGTACGGAGGAGATGAGATTAGAGAATGACGGTGATTTACACGTTGAGGGTAACGTAACTGCGTACTCTACAACTGTATCAGATGAAAGACTAAAACATGATATAGAAAAGATTGACAATGCTTTAGATAAAGTATCTAAGTTAGGTGGTTATACATTTAGTTATAATAAAGATGGAAGAAGATCTGCTGGTGTAATTGCACAGGAAGTAGAAAAAGTATTACCATCTGCTGTAGAAAGTAAATCATTAGTCTTTCATGGGGAAGACGATGTTGAATATAAAATAGTACAATATGATCAACTTCATGGATTACTTATAGAAGCTATAAAAGAGTTAAAAGCTGAAATAGAGGAACTAAAGAATGGCTCTACAGACTAGTGGTCAGATAAGTCTTAATGATATTCACCTAGAATTAGGTGGTAGTACTACAACACAAGTATCATTAAACGACTCAGATGTTCGTGCTTTGATAGGTAAAGCTTCTGGAGCGCAGAACGCTTTTAACGAATACTATGGTGCTGCTAATGAAGTAGACGCTGTTAATGAGGGTAATATAAACGGTCAAGCAAACATACAACAAGCAACTGTCTCTGATTATATAAGCTCTGGAGGCACACTTGTTATACCTTCTAACTTTTGGGTATGGTCTGATAGTGTATCAACTCCAGCACTTATAATTGATATACCTTGTACCATAAAAAATAGTGGTTACATAGTAGGTAAGGGAGGAGCAGGAGGAGATTATTCACCTACTGGTAGTTTCACATTCAGTGCAGGTGAAGACGCTGGAGATGCAATAAAAATAAACTCTGGTGTTTCAAATGTAACTATCATAAATTATAGTGGTGCTTTTATTGCTGGTGGTGGAGGTGGTGGTGGTGCTTCTGTTGATAACTCAGACCCTGCAGATAAAGGTACAGCAGGTGGCGGAGGTGCTGGTGGTGGCAAAGGTGGAGATGGAATAGGAGGTGCTAATAGTACTAATCAATATACAGGTGGATCAGGTGGTTCTATAAACGGCTATGGTTCTAATGCTGGTTATGAGTCTAATGCTGTATATGTTGATTTTATATCTGCTGGTTACTCTGGTTATGGTGGCGGTTCAGGAGGAGGCAGCGGTGGCTATGATTCTAACGTGCAAAGACGTGCTGGCGGTGGTGGAGGCAGACGTTTAGATTCATCTGTGTTAGGAAGTTATACTAATGCACATAGTACTTTTCCAGGGAAAGCAGCAGGTGCTGCAAGTGATTATTATGGTTGTACAGGGTCACACACTGGTGGCTTTGGAGGTGTAGGTGTTGGCTCTGTAGTAGGAGGGATGGCTGCTTTTGGAGGCTCTGGTGGTTATGAAGGACAAACTGCTGCAAATGCTGCTGGTATATCTGGTGGAGGTGGTGGCTGGGGTCAAGCAGGTGGTCAAAACACAAAAAATAACAACAATAAAAAACCAGGTGGTGCTGCAGGTAAAGCTATTGAGGATACTGGAAATACTTATACACTAACAAATAGTGGTACTATATATGGAGCAACAACTTAATGTCTCGCTATTTTTATATTGATACTTCTTATGAAACTATAGAAGATCTAGAAGCTGCTATAACTTCTATGAAGAATAAATTAGATAATAGTCCAACACTTTGGAGTCGTATAAGAAGAGTTGAAGCTACTACAGTAGAAGGTATGGAGGCATGGATTATGGGAGAAAAGCTTTCGGATTCAGATATTAATTCTCTTACGGACGATGATACCAAATATTCTATTTCCTCATTACTTTCAGAATATAACGAAACAGGTATTACATATACAAAACTAAAACAAAAGATAATAGAATGTAGAACTCTGTATGCTAATTATAATTGTGTACAAAAATATGGAGACATGCAAGATTATTCTGAACACAATGTAACAAACGAGGACATGTCTAGCTATGTCTAATGTAACACCAGAAGAATTAGAAGCTATGTTAGATAGATCAGCCAAGCGTGGAGCTAAGATGGCCTTGCGTGAAGTAGGACTACATGATGACGATGCTCGTAAAGATATAACTGAGATGCGTAACTTACTAGAAGCATGGCGTGATACACGTAAAGGTGTGTGGTCAACTATGGTCAAGATGTCAACAGTAGCAGTAATAACATTCATTGCCGCATCATTGTGGATGCAAATAGGGAAATAATAATATGGCTAAGAAATTTGCAGGGTTTAAGCCTGAGACATTACAAAATAAAATACTACCAGCGTTAGGGTATAACGGACCTACAGATCAAAAGTCTGTTAATCAATTCTTAGCAGCTAACCCTGCAGCAGCAGCTAAGATGGGTAGATATACTATGGCAGCTAGACAGATGGTTGAAGGTAAACGTATTGGTGCTTTTAAAGGATTATTTAGTGGTTTAGGAAACGACATAGCAATGGGTGTAGGGGCAAAGCCAAAAACCCAGGATTATGTAAATAGGACAAATGCTGCTATTGCTGAAGGTAGAGGCAAAGCTGCTATAAGCAATCTAGGAAAAGACATATTTGGTAGACCTGCAGACAATGGTGGTAGTAGTGGAGGATCAGCACCTAAAGCAAAACCAGCAAGTAACAAAATGAGTATCCTACCTCCTGGTTCAGCATCTACTATGGATTTGCTAAATTATGGTGACTATAAAGGAATAAGTTCTACTGAGAAAGGTTTCTTAGAAAAGCACGGTAAGCCTTTTTCAGAAATGACTGAAGCTGAACAGCAAGCAGTATTAAATGAAACGAACAATCCTAGAGAGCCTCGTTCTCTACCTGATGTAAGAGGGTCTTTAAATAACCCTAATGCACAAGCTGCCCTTTTATCTGGTCAAGAGATGACAAGACAGATACAGACAAATCCTACAGCCTCAGTTACAAGGGCTGGTGTTGTAGCTGATGAGGGTGGAGCTAACCGTTTAATAGGAGAAGGTATTGGTCAAGCAGGGGATGCAACACAAGCAGCCGTTACGACTGCAGGACAACCTGCTATAGCTGCAGAACCTGAACAAATGGCAGCAGCAACTATGGATGCTACATTAACACAAGATGCTGTAAAAGATGCAACAGCAGATATGCAAGCTGCACAGGGACAAGTAAGTGACCAAGCTCAAATGGAAGCTGCACAGATGGACCCACAAGCTGCCGCATTACTAGGATTAGACGCTGCACAGTTAGCTGAAGCACAGAGAGTAGAAGAAGTAACACCTCTACAGGTAACACCCGAACAGCTTATAGATGGCACTACTGTTGATCAATCACAAGTAGAAGAAGAACTAGCTAAAACACAAGCAGCTACTGTAAGTGGTGAGCTAGGTAGATTGATGGAAGACTTTGAGGATGACAAGACACCTGCTTGGGCTGCAGGAGCTATGAGAGCAGCTAACGCAGCAATGGCTGCACGTGGACTGTCTGCATCAAGTATGGCAGGTATGGCTATAACTCAAGCAGCTATGGAATCAGCATTACCCATCGCACAAATGGATGCGTCTAATAAGCAAGCTATGGCATTAGAGAAAGCTAGACAACGTGCAAACTTTCTAGGTATGGAGTTTGATCAGAACTTTCAAGCTAAAGTAAAGAATGCTGCACGTATATCGGATATAGCTAACATAAACTTCAGTGCTGAACAACAGGTAGCACTTGAAAATGCTAAGATGGCTCAGACTGTAGATTTAGCCAACCTATCTAATAAACAAGCAAAGATAATGGCTGATGCTGCTACCATGTCACAAATTGATCTAGCTAATCTAGACAATAGACAAAGAGCAGCAGTACAAAACTCTCAGTCCTTCTTACAGATGGACATGGCTAATCTGAGTAATGAGCAACAAACTCTTATGTTTAAACATCAAGCAAATATTAGTTCTATATTCAGTGACCAAGGTGCAGACAATGCTGCTAAACAATTTAATGCTACATCAGAGAATCAAACTAATCAGTTCTTTGCAAGTCTAGCGTCACAGGTAGCGCAGTTTAATGCAGAACAAACCAATGCAATAAATAGATTTAACGCAGGTGAGACAAATGCTATTGCTCAGTTTAATGCAGCACAATCAAATGCACGTGACCAGTTCAATGCACAGAACCATTTAATTATTGCACAAGCTAATGCTAAATGGTTACAGTCAATTACCACAGCAGAAAATGCTGCAAATAATCAAGCTAATAGAGATGCAGCTATGATAGCTAATAATTTAACAAGAGCAGCATATGATGCTGTACTACAGAGAGAAAGAGATCTATTAGGGTGGGCTTGGAAGTCTGGTGAAAGTCAAAAGCAAAGAGACAATAATATAGCCGTAGCTAAAATAGATCAAGGAGAAGACAGTAGTAACATTTTGGAGTCAGGTTTATCTAGTGTTGCTGCTGAACTTGTAGATTCTTTCTTGGACAACATTTGGGACTTCTAGGGTAATTAAAATGACATATAATCCAAATCATTTATCAAACGCTAACGCACAGGCTGCTGCCTCAATGATGTCTGTAGGAATAGGCAATGTAGGTGGAAAGGCAATTACATCTTCGGCACAAGCTATTCAAGATAACTTTATGGCAGAGTTCCGAAAGGATGATGATAAACCAAAGGGGCTGGGAGTACCTGATACAAAAAAGGTTAAACCCGACGAAGACGAAAGAAACCTAGATCAAAAGATATATGACTTCCTTGTAGGTGCTGGTGCAGATATGGAAGTCAAAGAAGAAGAGCCTATGTATATGATGGATTTTTATGGTGGTCCTATGTTTGTTGTACCTGAACCTATACCTGTTCAACAGCAAGTATTAGAAGACCCTTTTAGTGCATATAATGTAGAGACATATAATTTTGGTGGGTATAATGACACCAGAGATACTGCTCCCTCGATTGGTCAAACATCAGACCCAGATATGCAAGACCCTCGTAGAGGCTTGATGGCTTCACCCACAATGAATCAGCCTACCACCCCTGAAGCATTGACATATGTAAATAGAGCAATGGCTAAGGCTTCTGCTGTGCCTACAAAAAGCTATACAGTAAAAGATGGTGATACTCTATCTCAGATTGCTGAAGATAATAACACAACTGTTGAAGCTATAATGGAAACTAATTATCAAATAGATGATAAAGATGTTATAGATGCTGGTGCTAGAATAGAGATACCTTTGTCAGATACACAGGCAGCTTTACGTGGTGGTTTAAATAGAGAAAAAAATAATGAAGGTGTACAGACTGCTGACTCTGGTGATATAATTACAGATACGCTAGACTCTTTAAAAGGACAGATACCAGAAAGAGATAGTGAGCTTGACCCTATGAGCGCACAAGAAGCTAGTTTTGAGCGTAAGGGTATAATGTCTCGTGCTGAACCTGTAGATGCTATAACTGCTGCAAAGAAAGACTTAACAAATAAGTTTTATGATGACATAGGTACATATGGTGAAAGTGATCATGGTGATACACCTGTGCAAAGTAACGATGAAGGTGCTGATGCGGATGATTTAGACGTTGGGTATGGTCATAAGCTAAAACAATCTGAAAAAGATTCTGGTATGATCCACGGTATAAAGTTTAAAAATGAAGATGGTACATACATACCTTTGAATGAAGTACAGAAAAGAGAGATACTTAAAAAAGACTTTGAAAGAGAGACAAACTTAGCACGTAATAGGGCAAACGGTTGGGATAGTAAGTTAAAAACAAAAGGTTCCTCTTGGGATCAGTTAGATTTTAAATATCAAAATGCTCTGAGTTCTTTAGCTTTTAATACAGGAGGTAGTTTAGCAGGTAAGGAGTGGAATAAAGTTTTAGACGCAGCTATTGCAGAAGATCCTAAAGCTTTTGCCAAAGAGATGAGAAGAACAAGAGATGTAAAGCAACCAGACGGAACTATTAAAAAAGTCAAAGATGAAGCAATGGATAATCGTGTGGCTAAAGAGTTATACTACGCAGGAATAATAAATAACTTGTCTGAAGTTTCAGATGTATTAACAGAAGCAACTGCTGGAGCAGGGATACCTTTATAATGTTTGGACTCCCACTAGAACTAATAACAATGCTTGGCTCTACCGTACTAGGTGGAGTGATGTCCATATGGGGACAGAGCATGAAGATGAAACAAGAGCAGAACAAGATGCTCATGGAACGTGCCAACGCTAATGCAAGC